ATTAAAGATCATAACTGATTCAGTCATGTTTTGGTCAGTCTTTAATTTTAAATTTTATATTTATTGATTGTTTTGAGAATTCTAGTAATGATTTGTATTAACCATATACATTTGTATGCTTTAATTCTTACTTGATAAATATATTTTCTCTAAATGAAACTAATAGTATTTAATTGTAGTAATTTGATTTTTCTCTTTTTGTTTAATTGATTGTGATTTGTTGATGCGAAATTTAGTACATTTTTGAAATGTGCAAACTTTGGATAAGTATAAATACCAAACATGAAAGCTCTTGAAAATATATTAACCGGATTGACAACATTTATTGACGACTTTGCCCGATATTCAGATAAAAATTCTTATGATGTGTTATTGGAACTTATATATGGAACTGAAGATTACTATTTTATTGATAGTTGTCTTTTAGGTCCAAGTAGAAGTTCTTATGATGCATTTCGATTTACCCGTAAACAATATGATGAAGAAGTAGGTGTTTTAGGAGAAGGATTGGAAAATGGTATTTTTCGTAATAGAAAAGTATTATTTGATCCAATTCTTATAGGTTATTATAATAGTAGTTTAGAAGATAGACGTTTGGAACCTTTGCGAGAGATGATAGTAGATGCAATGCAAAAGCCTTTTGATACTTATTATCAAGTACCAAAATATTTTGTTCTTCCAATTGTTCAAATTACTTTTCGTTGTTATATAGGATTACCACTTAGATTTGTCTTAGATAATACCGCAACAACTTCTTTGTTCGATGTTATTGATTATTTAAATGTTAGTAATGTATTTTTGCGAGATGTAGCCATACCTGATATTCCAGTTAGGTCTGACTTATTTTCTGCATTAGTACAATTTAAGGCTTATGAGGAACATAAAGGATTAGTTAGTCGGAGTTGGATTTGTTATTATTTGAGGGAGTATTTTATATTTTATATATTAAAGTACGTTCCCGAAAGTGATTATAAATTGGCAATGGTTAACGATTCCTTTAGTGTTCAATGTGAGTACTGGCGGAAGAGAAGTGAGTATTTTAGTGATTTGTGTTATAATCTTATAGATTATGAATTTATCATTAAAATGACTCCGCAATGGCAAGTGTATGAAGGATTACGTAATAAGAGGTCCATATCCAGTGGATTTTTTAAAATGTATCCTCATCATGAGCGATTGAGAGAGATGATAGATGATTTAACTAGAGATGGAGACGTAGAGTTAAATCCAGGCCCAGTTTTGAGTACGATGCGCGCGAACCAACAGATAGCTCGTACTGCAGAATTACAAATGTTTGGATTAGGTAATTCCCTTCAGGATTTGACGAAGACTTTAAGTGATGGTTTAAAGATTAATTTACAGTGTGATGAATTTAAGAATAAAGTTGAAAAGCTTTATCCTGAACTCTTTTTACTGTTAGTTAATCTTTATAGGTGTAGAAAAGATAAGATTACTTGTTGTACGGTTATGGCTCAATTTTTAGTGGGATTTGATTTTTCTTTAGATGTAATTTATAAATATTTTAATTCACTTTACGGTGGATTTTTAAAATTTATTAATTGGATTAGTGTAATGTTAAATTTTAGTGGTAATGAAGCGACGTTAGAAGGAGATAATAATGAAAGTGATGTAGTAGCGAAGTCATTTTTATCTTCTGTTTTTTCTTTGTTTGTCCCTTCAGGGCAATCAAAAAATTTTTTGAAATATTGTGGAAATTTATATACTGTAGATAAGGGCCTGAGAGGGTTTGAATCTTTAGTAAATAAAGTTTTGAGTTATAGTAAGCAGATTATAGATATGATATCCTTATGGTTTTATGATACTCCTACAGAAAATTTTGTTAATGATTTGATGAATTTCAACAGTCGTGCTGTTGAACTTTTAAAATTAGAAACAAGAGCTATGTGGGATAATGAAGCAATAACGATGGAGTTAGATGAGTTGATAGCTATAGGGACGAGTTACTATAGAATTTTAGATGGATGTAAAGATAAAGGTTTGATGGATATATTTAAGGTACAATTTAGACAATTACAGGCGATGCAATTGAGATTTTCTAAGACCGGTTCACCACAAAAGTTTAAGATACCTCCGTATCTTATAACTTTGTTTGGTGAGTCTGGTGTTGGAAAGTCTCAATTAACGCCATATCTTTTAGCTTCTTTGATGGCAGAAGATCCTTATTATAAGGAAAATCCAGAGAAGATAAAAGAATTTGTTAAGAAAGTACATTTTAGGCAAACAGAGAATGAGTATTGGGATGCTTTACAGAATTCACATGATTATTTGTGTATTGATGATTTTGGCCAACAGGCTGATAAATTGAATACACAGGAATATGCTGAATTGATTAGATTGTCGAATACTGCGCCAGCGAAAGCACATATGAGTAATGTTTTTGAAAAGGGTTTGGTTGAATTGGATTTTAAGTTAATTATATTAACTACAAATCAAAAACAACCAAAAACAGAAAACATTACACATCCTGATGCAGTTAGACGAAGATTAGAAGGTTCAACATGGGAAGTTTTAATTAAGAAAGAATTTGGTAAAGAAGTACAAACCCAGGGTATGAGTAAAGTAAGATTAAATCAAGAAGCTGTTGGTGACCATATGAATTTGAGTATTT